ACGGTGCAGCTCCCACCACTGGGCCTCGCTCCAGATGCTGGCGAGGATGGTGACATCGCCGTCCCAAAACGGCTGAGATTGGCTCTGGTCGTAAGCACTGTAGTCAGTCTCCTGGGCGGCGAAGCCGGCCTCGGCCGCATACCGCCCCATCGACACAGCGGTGTCGTCGCAGGAGATGATGATCACCATGTCGTCACTCGCGAGCAGCTCGGCGTAATGCTGCATGTTCTCGGCAGTGGAGTGGGCGATGACGATCCTGACTTTGTAGCGGCCGATGTCGAACACATTGCTGCCGTCGAAGATGGACTTGAGGGTCTTTGCAATCATGCGAGAGACGGGGAGGATGTGGGTCTGCATGGACGTATGCACGTTCTTAACGCTTCGGGGCTTGACGCTGACCGTCCCGTCGCAATGGAGCCCGGCAGGCTTGAGAGTCTCGTTGTATTTGACCTGCAACGCGGTACGCGAGATCATGCCTCTAGCATCGCAGTCTTCCCAAGCGGCGTCAAACGCCATCCCCTTGTATCCACCGAGGGCCTCGACGCACTCTAGCCTGGTCGCGAGAGGCAGGAGCTCCCGGTAGGCGGTGACGATCTTGGCTACCACTTCCGTGGCCTCGTAGAGTTTCCCGGAGATTTCTGACATGGCCATCAACTCGGTCTTGCGGTCAGAATAGAACCCGAAGGGGTCCACAAAGTCGCGGGAGGCGCAAGCGACGACGGTGTTCCAGGTGGATTTCTCGGGCTGGTACAGAGCGCCGGTGGTGAGCAGCAAGGGGTAGCAGAAGCTAGTCGGGGGCGCATCTGTGCACGAGCGGCACTCTTCGCCGAGGAGCGGGGCGTGGTCACAGGCGCACGTACCATGCCCAAGGCGGTCCCGCCATGCCTCAAGCTCCACAGTGCCGGTCCAGCTTGCTGGGCGAGTCGTGAGGCCGTTGTGCCAGACTTGCATGAGCGCAGCGCGCCAGTCTTGCATGTGCTTTGCGAAATCCGTTGTCGCTTGGAACGCGCGCAGCCGGAACACACACTCGGACACACCAGCGAGGCCGCTGTCCATCCCGCGGCACCAGAGCCTGCGCCACATCTCGAGCAACTGCTCGTTGTACGCCATGGCCCCTTCGCCCATCCAGCCTTTGAAGAAGGCGTAGCTCACACCCCAGTTGTG